ATTTTTTTTGGTTATTCCAATTTCTCCCAGTCGATGGTAACGCCCTTCCCGATGATGTCTGCTGTCCACCTGCAGAATGCCATACCCTCGTATCCGTCAGGATCACTGGCTACGGCAATAGCATACTGTACGCAGTCGCTCTCTGTCTTGATTACCTTCGGATAGAAGTCCGCATAAGCCATATTTGCCAAATAGAGAATATCCCCGATGGTTGCGCCCTTGGAGATTATCTCGTTGTTTGTCGCCAGCCGGATTTCGTCTACCGTCCAACGGTGGCTCGTTCCGTCTACGTTCTTCATCTGCTCGCTTGCCTTGATTGCTAGCTGCTTCGTGAAGTGGTAGCCGTGCTTGGCAACGTATGCCACATATCCACTGGCTCCCATGAGTGCCTTTGCTGCCTTCTCGTATGGTAAGCCGTGGATGATGTCGCTCTCTTGGTGCTGGTGTCGCTCTTCCTCGCTGTCGCAAGAATGGCGCATAACGATTATTTTCTTCATTGTGCGCCCTCCTATCCTAGTTTGTCGAGTAACTGTTTAACCATGCCACGAATGCCGCTTATATCGCCCTCAAGCGCCTTGAAACGCTTTTCGGTTTCCTGCTTTTCCTTGATTGCCGGGTTCAAAGCTGCAAGAAGTTCTTCGCCCTTGGCTTTTCGCTCCTTGCTTGGCTCGTATGCCTTGATTATCTCATCGGCTTCATTTACCAATTTTCCGACTTCGGGCAAAAGGTCTGCCTTGTCGGTTGCCAGTACGGTTTCGCCTGCAAAGGTTACTCCCAGGTGTTCGGGGATAGTGTAGATTGTCTGCTTTCCCTCCACCTCGATTGTTACGTCTCGCATGGGCTGTCCGCTGCTGGAAATGGTTGCGATGCCAGTGTTGATGTGCGGCTGGTTGTCTACGACCTTGCCTTCCTTAACTTCCACCGTCTGCTTGTCTAGCAGATAGACCGGGTGATTTCTCTGAATATTTTTGAATTCCATAATGCGCTCTTTTTAGATAATTCGATAAATAGACAAAAAGGGGTCTCACTGATAGAACAGCGAGTTGCCCCTTGATAGATTTTGTTCAGACCTCCTACGCTCCAGTGGTGGTTGTGGTGGTCTTCAACGCTGCAATAAGTTCAGCGTTCTGTCGCTGCTGGCTCAACTCCAGGCGTGCATCGTTGTACCGCTGCTGCAAATCCTGCTGCCAGTGATTGTTCAGCACATCGATAACTCGCTGGGTGTTGTCTTGGTTCGAGCGGATGATGTCGCACTTGTCCTGCTGCATCTGATAGCCTAGTGCAGAGAAGCCTCGCTCTATGCTGCGGTTGTTGAAATCGAACCCTCGCTGCATTGAGTTCTCGATGTTTTTCTGCCCCAGCTGGTTGTCGTAGCCCATCTTGATGATGTTCTGCTGTGTCTGGCAGCAGCAGTCCTTCAGTGCAATGGTCATCTGCAAGTTACCCTGCGAGATGGCATTGATTACTCGCTCTGCCGAATAACCAACTTGTCCGCTTATCTGCTGGATGCCTGCCTGAATGCCGCAAACAGAAGACTGCAATGCGTTGAAGTCGCAGTTCAAGTTAGCTGCAAGTGTCTTCAAGTCCTGGTTGTTGCCCTGAATTGCGCCCATCAACAAGTCGCTGTTGTGGTTGTCGCTCATCTGAGTGCGAAGGCTGTCTATCTGAGACTGGATTTCGGAACGCTGAACGTTTCCGTTCTGTCCGTTCCAACCATCACCGTACATGAATCGGAACATTCCAAGCATCATCATGTAGGCGAAAGGGTTGTTCCAACCTCCACCCATACCACCGTTCATTGCTGCCAGCATAGTCGCTGGATCATTGTCTCTACCTCTAGCGAGCAACGCTGCTGCTAGGTTGTCATTGCCACCGTCCCCAGTGCAATAGACTTTTTCGATTGTGTCTGCCATAAAATTTTGAGTTAATTACGTTACGGAAACCAAATATTGGAATCCGCTGCAAAGTTACTCTGATTTTCGGCTCGCTCCAAAAAGTTAGTACACTGGTATTTATCAAATTATTGTCAAAGAACGCTTTTGGTTATTTTCTTTTTATTTTTTGATTAAACACAAATCGGCTCAACGTCCTTGTTAAGAAGGGTCGCTTGTGCCGTGGCAAGTCGATAAACTCGAGACGTGCTGAGATAAGTGTAAGCCATCTTGCAAAGATGTCTCACTGCTGGAACGGTGCGGTTTAATACGGTCGCAATGGTCGTTATGCTGAATCCTGCGTGTATCATCTGCTCAACGACCATACATCGTGTCATTACGAGGTTTTCTGCTCTCGACTTGCCGAGAACGTCTTCTCTTGTAATACTTAATTCTCCGTCCGGCAGTTCGATGGCGCAACACTTAATTACGTTGTCTATAACTCGCCATAGTTCTTTCTCCTTGTCATTCATAATAAAATGTTTTAATCGTTGCCCAACATAGAATCAATCATTCCATCAATGGCTTCATCGGTCATGCTCTTCTTAATAGAAGGATCTGCGCCAATTGACTTCATCATCATAGCTACCCAGGGGTTGTCACTCTCCAGCGTGGATTGTATCTGTTCCTTGTATGCTTCGTGAAGCTCGCCCGATTCCTTAAAATCCAAAAGAACCGTGCGCAAGGCTTTTACAGCGTAGTTATCCATCAGCAGGGGATTGTCCCTTGCCGATGATAATTTAGTAAGAAGCACAGCCAGTGCTTCATGTAATTGTTTCTTATTCTTCTTCATATTGTCTTACTTTTAAATTTCTAAAGTCAGCGACTTAGAGTTCAAGTTTACCACCACAAGCATATCTTCTTGAGGTTTTAGTAACTCCAGCTTTAGGAGTTACTGGTTTTGCTCTACCTGTTTTATTTCTCATAATAATTTATTTTATTTATACAATTTTATTTGTTTTGAACAAACTCTGCAACAACAAGTTTATTTTCATCTGTCTTGATTAAGCGTGCATAGGTATCCCATGCCGTTGCCAAATATGCAATCTTATTAAGAAGTGGACCATGTGATGATACTTGCATTTTATACATGTAGCTATCACCATTGTTATAGCAAAAAGTGCTACATCCTTGCGCTCCTGCGAAGACTACCTCCAGGATGCCTCCTTTCGATGCCTTTTGAAACCAATCGTATACGTTGATACTATGCGACAAATCCACGTTAACAATCTGATGATTTGCAACAAATGGAATACTAATCCGTCCTTCGTTGTCTAGTTCATTTCTATAATCAGAATCATTAACAATAGCTGTGTTAAAACTTGCTTTTATTTTCGCCCAAAGCTTCTTTAGTCCACTTTCATCTAAGAAATTCATACAAACCTCCTTTCTAATTTAATGCATCAATTACCGATATTGGGATTGCGCTGTCCGCAGTTGCACCAGAAGCAATTCCATTAAGCTTAGTTTTATCTGCTCCTGACATAAGACCTGCTATATTGGGAGAAGCTGCTGTAAAGTCCAATGAACTACTTGATTTATCAAGAGTATTTAATACAACTGTCAAACGTGATGCTTCACGCTTCATTGCTATACCCTTATAATCTACAGTTAAAAGTTTAGCAACATCAATACTAGATGTAACCTTTGATGTATCAAACAGGTTAAGTTTATTTTTATCTGATGGTATCATAACACCAGCTGACTGACTTGTAACTGCATTTATGGCAATAAAACCCAATGGAAAGTCATTTACACCTTTAAGTGATATCTGAATATCAGTTGCGGTATGATGAACGTCCATACTATGCATTGCCTCACTCTTCTTAGCATAATCTGCAAGGTCTACTGTAGCACGGAAGTCTCCGAGTTTCTCCCATTTTGAAGCATCATAAGTTGCACTGGTATCACCAGTATAAATATATTCCTCATATTGATTCCGTGTAACACCACTAGCATCTTTAATAAGATAAATATGCTTCTTAATATTAGTTGTAGGAAGAGCAGTTACTACTTCTGCAACTGTAGTATCAAGATTACCTAATTGGTCTAATGGAACACAGCCATTTGAATCAAGTCCTGCAACACCATTAGCTTCACCAATAGGAATCATTTTTCCACTTGCAAAAAGATAATTAACCCCATACTTACTATTAGTAATATTGGATGGGTCTATTCTTATAGACTTACCACTGTCTGCCTCATTAAGAAAAGACACACTTCCCCTAATTGTACCACCAGTTAATGATAAATAATTAATATTAACCCAGTTCTTAATCTTCTCCCAAAAGGAAGCAAGTCCAATTGCGTCTAAAAATTGCATAATCTATTGTTTTAAATTGTTATTTACTAGTAATATCTATTATCTGTTCCTCCGTGATTGCTGGAGGGAAGTCCTTCGTCACGATGTCGGTCACTCTGTTTGAAATATCCTTGTAGATGTCCGTGCCGAGTTTTTTTGCTGTCACGCTGCCGTCTCTGATGTTTCCAGTTGATATACAGTCCTCGGTCAGATGGTCGTGTTTGACCGCTCCCGGTTGTAGTTTATCTGAGGTCACACAATTGGATGCTAGGTGTCTGTTCTTTACAGAGCCATCGGCAAGCTTCGCTGCCGTTATCGCCCCATCCGCAATTTGCGCTTCCGTTATTGTTATCTTGGCGAGTTCACTCTTGATAATCCTAACGACTGCATCGTTCTCCAGTTTATCGTCCATCATGGCAAGCATCCTGCTTAACTCGACAACGATGTCGTAAATTTCCGTGCCGACACGCACCGCTGTGTTTTCTCCAACCTGCGTTGCTTCTCGTATCAGCTCTGCCATACGGAGCATTTTTTGAATATCCTCGTTCATGTCTTATGTGCTTTTAGTTGCCTATTGCGTGAATGTGTGCCCTTGTTCCTCGCTGTGCCTTCACTTCTCCTTTCGAGGTGAATGCCTTGAGATATTCGAGTGCATCTGATAAATATCTTTCTGCCATGTTCATGATGTCGTTGTATTGCTTGTTGTTCGACAAATCTTGAACATGGTCTGAATAATCGTCTCTGTGGCGCATTCCACCTGCTCGGCTTATAATTGTGCCATCGGCACGAAAAAGTCTCGCATACGTGAAATAAGCGAGTGCCTTGCGTATTCCGCTGGTGTACTTATGCACCTTGGTTTCGTCTTGGCTGCAATCGCCTTCCTTCTTTGTGGTGTATTCGCCACCGTCCAGGAATACTGCGGGCTGGAAATCGGGCAATACTGAATCGCCCCACTCTCCCTGCTCGGTCGCTGCCTTGAACCGCTCCCACCCGATGGCTGGTATGATGTTCGCATCTTCGCATTCACGAATGTATGCGTTAACATCATCCTCATCTAGGTGTGCGCTAGTCGGTCGTGCCAGTTCTCGGAACTGATCAACCGTGATAAGTTGTTTTCTTTGTTCTCCCATAGGCTCAATCAATTAGTCTATCGTGTTGTTACCTGCCACCTCGCTGCTGATATACTTTAGCGGCTGTAGCTTGGGGTCTAGGTTCTGAATGGCTGGGTCTTGCCAGCTGTTGAAAATCTTCTTGAAGGCTCGCTCGATGAATCGCTGCTCGGTCGTCACTTCTCCGGCATAGTACTCGTAGGCATCCTGCATCACTTGTCCGCTGAATCCCAGCTTGCCAATACGGATGGAGTAGAAGAGTTCTTGATGGAACTGTGCGTAAATGCGCTCGATAACGCTGCTGTCGGTCACGGAAAACTCCTTGTCGAAGTTCTTCGTAGGGAAGGCAACAACCTTCGGTTCGTCTTCCTCGTTCTCAACCTCGACCGCAAGAATCTTCGCTGTGTTCTCGTCCCCTTGGAACTGCAAAAGGTCTTCATCGGAAATCATCTGTCCGCTCTCCACCTCTTCGCCATTCTCATCGAACTTTGGAACGCCCTTTTTTGTTATAAGCATACACGATACGAGGAAGTTATTGCGGACGTTCCTTGCCTTGACGTTACCCAGTCCCTCATCGGTCGAAATCTCCGTGATGGCTGAATCATAGCTGGCTGTAGGATAAATAAACTGTCCATCTAGGCTCTTCCACAGAACCTGCCCCTTGTAGCTGTCGATGCCTCCTGCGTTTTCAATCTGTTCAAGAACGATGTCGGGGTCGGGGTTGAAGACGTTGATGCGCTCAATAGTCTTCTCGTTCACCATCAACCGCTTTCCGTTCCTCGTTTTCTTCTGCTCCCAGTCGGGATGCAACAAGACGTGCGCCACGTTCCCCTTGTCGTCCGTCTCTTCCAGTCGGCAATTCTCAAATGGTACGTGGCTCACGCTCGACACCTGCCCTAGAACGTTGTAGTTTACATGAAGGGCAAAGCCTCCAAAGCGTGCGAGGTCTTGCGCTACGTTCCGGAGCAAATCGTCTGCCGTGTCCCCCTGCTGGTTCATCGCCAACGATGCTAGAATGTCGCTATCAAAGCCGTAGCCCTCAATGAATCGGGCATATCGGTTAAGGCACAGCATTGCCGTACCGCTGGCTTCAGTGATGCGTGCGAGGTTCTGCGGATAAAGATTATCATATCCGTATGCCTGCATCTTAAATCGGCTTACGTAGCCAATATCAACCCTTCGCTTTGGCTTCTTAACTGTCTTAACGTTCATATTGCTTGTGTCGTTTTACTTGTTGTTTTGTTACTCTTCCTTGCCTGCTTTTTCGGCTTGGTCGAGGTCTTTCTTCTTGTCGCTGCCTGCTGCTTTTCCGGCAGGATCTTTCCCGGTGGTATCATCTGAACCGCTGTCGCTGCCTGCTGGCGGCTGCTTGTTCTCGATGAGTTCATCGCTGGGTATCTTTTGGAAGTAGCTTTCCATGTGTGGGTACTTCGTCAGATATTCGTGCGCTACCTTGTCGGTCAGGTTCTCGTTCGTGAAAATCTTACCATGGTAGAAGTCCGGGCAGGAAATGATAAAACCTGCCTTCATTGCATAATTACATGTTTTTGGCATTGCCTTTTCTTTTTTGAGTTTTAGATAAATTTCGATTAAAGCATCGTGGTAACACTGCTGGCAGGTTGTCGGAACAAAACGCTTGCGTGTTACCTCGAAATATAGAGTTTCTATAACTGCCTTGTCAGTTGCATCAAAGGGACTGTCGAAACGTGCCTTCAACTCCCCGACCTTGGCTGTTGCTTCCTTGTATGTCATAGGCTACGCTGCTGCTTCCGTCAGAAGGCTCTGATACTTGGCTGCTGTTGTCTCGCTGTCGGTGTCAAAGAAGAAGTAAGCTGCCTTTGGTACGCTCTCCTCTTCAAGCGTGATAAGCCAGCCGCCCTCGGTATCGTCTGAGTACTTGTCGTTCTCGCCTGCGCTTGCCTTCAGTGCCTGCGCATATCCGAATACCTGATACTCTGCCTTTCCGTCCGCTCCCTTAGAGAGGTTGCGAAGGATGATAACGAACTTTCCATTCGCCAGTCCGTCAATGATATTGGCGCAAACGTCAGGTGTGTTAGCCAATACCACGACTGCTACGGTGTTCTTCCAGCTGTTGCGGTACGTGCCAACGGTCAGCTCGGTCTTGGTTCCAGTGAATGGCTTGCTGCCTTCCTGCCGGATAGCGTATGCTTTCTTGCCAGTCTTCAAAACTAATGTTTTAATTATATTGCCCGCTACAACGGACTTGGTGAAGTCGATGTCGTCTCGGTTGATGATAAGTCCATCGCCCTCCAGTCCCTTTGTTACTTGGTCTTCGCAAGGGATGATGATGTCCTGAGCGATAAGGCTCTCGCAAGTTGTTGTCATATTAATTCGTTTTTAATTGTTATATCCCCAACACCGTTTTGTGGGTGTTGAGGATTGTCAAATAACTTAATACTAAACTGAAAATTTGGAGCGATTAGTAAGCTGCATAGATCATGTCCTCTTCGAGGAGAGCCGTGCCAATCTTACCGGTAGCATAGAGATAGTTTCTGCGCTCCTTCTGGTCGAACCAGATGTCGAGGTCGCTGATGAGGTTGTCTGCATCTGTACCAATCATAAGGTGCTTCGGATTGCAGAATACCGCACGGTGTGGAAGGTTGATTGTCGTCTCGCCCTTCTCGTATGCTTTAATCATTCTGTCCCAAATGCCGACACGTGCAATCTTCACTCCGTTGTAGGTCGCTACTTCGAAGCCATCGAACAACTTTTCCCACGGCATAATGTCGTGGTAGGTCTTCTTGAGGTCGTAGGTCAATGCGTCAGCAAGCGAGCGTGTCATGAGCAATACGGCATCGCTGTCGTCTACGATACGTGTGTCTGCATCCATCAAGATGGTGTCTACAAGTGTAGTAGCCGCACCACTCTTGCGCAATGCAGAAATCTGCAATGCTGCCGTGGTCTCGCTGTTGGCTGCGATGGCTGTATGTTTGGTCGCTGTGGCTGTAAAGATGCGCTTGAAGAGACCATCGCAGACGTTGAAATTACTGACATCTAAGCCTGCTGTCAGCTTGCCGCCACCTTCACCTGCCAATGCTGCCTCCTTGTCACCAAGCCATCCGAAACGCCAAATCATCTGCTCCATGGCTCGCTGGAGTGCATCTGCAAAGATTGTCATAAAGTCGGTGCTGGTGAGGTCGCCAATGGCTGTACCAGTCTTCAGTGAATACTCTCCGATGGTTCCCTTTATTGCCTCGTAGCAAATCTTGACTGGGATTTCCCACTGTCCGAATTCCCAACGCTTCTGGGAGTTTGCGATACCCTTCTCCTCATAGGTAGGGTCGCAACCGCCACCCTTCTTACCTACCATTTCCATCTCTCCGAGAAGAGCGATAGGGTCTTTCTCTTTGACCTTCTGAATGTTCACGAATGAAGAGAAGTCTTCATCGTTGTAGAAGGTTTCCTGCACTGCATCCTTGATGCTTGCGAGGTTTTCCGGCTCGAGTTTAAGGTTCTCGAGCTGCTGTTTTGTAAATCCTGCCATTATTTTCTTTTGATTTAATGGGTTAAACTTTGTTACTTCTTGCCCTTTTTGTGGAGCTTGGCAAGTCTCTCCTTGATGGCGTTCTTACCTTCCTCGACTGGGTTCACGTTGTCGCCTGCGCCCTTGCCGCTTGGCTGTCGCTGTGCTGGCTGGTAGTGGCTGCTGTAGCCTGCCAGCACCTTCTCAGCACCGCCTGCCATCTTCACGGCATTCAGGATGCGCATGTCTTCCTTGCTCTTTGCGAGTTTCTGTGCGCCTGCCAGCTGTGCCTTGGTGTCGTTCAACTGCTGCTTGAGTGCTGCTACCTGCTGCTTCAACTTGGCTACGGTTTCGTCATCGGTGCTTGATGCGCTGCCGCCCTCACCGCCTTCATTGCCTTCACCGCCTGCGGTCTGAATGTCGGTAATTACACCGTCCTCGACAACGATTGTCTTGCCATCTGGCATTTCAAACGTTCCGTCCGGACTTGCCTTGTCGCCAACTTGTGGATCTCCCTCTTCACGCTCAACGGTCAGTGTCTGTCCGTCTGCTGTGTTGAGTTCCATCGCCTTTGGCTCTGCCTTGGCTTGTGGCTCTTCCACCACCTGCTCTGCTTCCTCCAGTGTCTTCACGCCCAACTTGGCGAGAATCTTGTCGAGGAGAGAAGCCTTTACTTCTGTCTTTTTCTCCATTGCTTTTGGATTTTGTTGTTTTGAATTAATAAAATTTTCTATGTTGCGTTTTGATGCGCTTGCGCTGAGTGGTACAATGGTGCTGCTGATAAGACCTAGGCGCAAAGCCTCGCTGGTGTTGATGAAGATGTCCTTATCCATCAGGGCTTGTATCTCTTCCCTATCGCACTCGCACCGCTCTACGTATGCGTCCACCATCTTATCCTGCCACATCTGCATTTCCTCGCCCAGGTTCTTCAAGTCCTTTGCGTTCAGCTGGTCGCCCAACCCCCAGCCGGGAACCCACGGATTGTGCAGCAGGAATGCAGCGTTCTCGTATGCCTTGCGGCTCTCCTTTGGTGCTGCGAGCATGATGATTGTTGCCATGGATGCTGCCTTGCCCTCAACGGTGCAGGAAATCTTCTTGCCGCTCTGCCGCAGTCGGTCGTATATCGCCCAACCTTCGACAACAGAGCCGCCATTGCAGAAGATGCGCATATCGATTGTATCATCGTCTTTCGGTATGCTTGCCGCAAAAGCATCTATATCCTGAAAACATACGCAATCACCTCCCCACCATTGATACCAGAACTTGTTGTCTTGGCTGTCGATGTCGTTGTATATTCTGAGTTTTGCCATTGAATCGTGATTTTAAGTTTTAAAACGCTGCAAAGATACGATTATTTTTGGTATGTTTATCTCGTAAGCAGTTAATTTTTCTAAACAAGCCAAAATTTTGCGCTCTAAGCGGCTTTTATTGTCTTGGGTGTGTAACTTTACCACCTTCAAGCGAAAACCGCTCAGAACGCAAATCTTGATTAAATAACTGCAACCCTTAGAACCTGCCGATATTTTCTATCGTCTGCACTCTCCGCTGGGTTCGGTTTATCTCCTCCACGCTCACTACTGGCTGTGGAGCCATCTGATACCCTCTTGCTACAGCTGCCGCCAGCATATCCATACCGATGTTGCTGCCTCCGTTGTTTACTACGATAGGAACGCCACCGCCTAGCTGGTTGAATGCGGATAATATCGGGCTGAACATAGAAGTCGCCTTGGCGGTCATTACGCTCTCGCCATTACTAAGCCTTGCCGGGATGCTGTCGCTAGTTCCGGTTCCAGAGCCTTGGACGTAGCCACCAGTGGAGAAGCCCTTGACGAGTGCTTTTGCTCCTGCGAATGCTGCTTTAAGCAATGCGAGTTTCGCAGCTGCGTCTGCCACGCCTGCCCATCCGAGTTTAGCTAAGCCTCTTCCTAGGATTTCAATGTATTGTGCCTCCATGGCTATCTCTACGGCATCCAGCAAAGAGCTAAGTAAAGATTTCAGAAAAGAATGAAAAGATTTATCTTCACTATTAAAGAAATCGACAAAAGCATCTCCAACTGCCAAAATATAGTTTTTCATGTTTTGAAGTTGTTCTTCTGTCAACTGCTTCTTTTTATCATTCTCATTCTTTTGTATTTCCACGTTAGTATCGCTCAGGTCTTTCTGGAGCTGTTCCTGCACGGCTGCATAGTCCTTGTATGCGTCCAGTTTGCTCTGAAGGAAAGCCTTGTATCTCTCCAGCTTGGCTGTATCGTCTTCCTCTCCAGTGCCACCGTTCATGATGTCCGCATCCTTGCGTGCCTTCTCTGCATCCTCGAACTCCTTGTTGAGTTCGTCCACAATTTCCTTTGCTTGGTTCTTCAAGTCTGCTTTCGCCTTAATCATGATGTCGAGAAGTTTTGCCTGCATTTCCTGCGCCTTTTCCGCTCCGATTTGTCCTGCCGCCACGTATGCGTCAATGCTCCTTGCTACCATGTTCTTCTCCAGCTGTTCGAGGTCGTTGTCGTAGTCTCGCTCGTTGTCGTACATGCCTGCGAGGTATCGCTTCTTTGCGTCCATTACTTGCTCGTTGTACTGGAACTGTATAAGTGCAATCGCTTCCTGCAATTCTTTTTCCTGCTTCTTTTTGCGCTCTGCTTCTGCCTTGGCTTCCGCTTCTGCCTTGGCTCTCTGTGCCTTTGTCTTGGCAGTGCTGCCATTGGCTGCTGGTGTCGTTCCCATGTTTCCGCTCGCTGGCTCGCTGCTGGTCGCTCCACCGTTCACGCTGGCTAGCTTTATGTGCTGTAATCTTCCGTTCACGGTATTCTCGAATCCGTCAGCGAAGGAATTACCAATTTCGATTCCGGCATTCTTGATGTCATGCCATGCTTCCTTGATAGTGCCGGAAATGTCGAATATCTCCTTGAATCCCTTCTGTGCCTTTGATAGGTCGAAAGTCACGATACCTTCGAGAATATCAAGCATGCCCTTGGCTGCAAAGCCCATCCTCTTGAATGCGTCTATTCCGAGATTACATACGAGTTTGATTGCGTTCCACATCAAGCGGAAACTTGTCCCGAGTGCATTGATTATCCCTCGCAACAGAAGGCTGTCATTGTACCAGTCGATGAAGTAGTTGATTGCCTGCACAACTCCCTTGATAACTGCCGTAAGTGATTTCTTTGCAATCGTGCTCAACTGAGCCTTCATGGTCTCGAATCCACCCCCAGTGTAATCGAACAAAGAAGCCATTGCGTCCTGCAAGTCCTTGGTTGCGTTCAACTCGTCTTCTTGTGCCTTGGCAAGATCACCGGACTTTGCCTTTACTTTGTCCATATCAAGTTCGATGTCACCGAGCATCTCGATATAAGCAAGTCCGGCATCCTCTCCAGGACCACCGAAGATGTCAGCAATTGCGCTACCTACAGCAGCACTTGACTGTGGGAGTTCCTTCAACTTATTAGCCACCTCTTGCATAACCTGGAATGTGGTCTTGCTTCCGTCCTGCAAGTCCTTCTGAACTTGCTTGGAAGAAATACCTATTCCGTCAAGTGCGGCAGCCGTAGCAGTTGTCATTTCACGAAGTCGCAGGTTTCCTTCCTTGATGGTATCAACACCCTTGTCGCTGAAGATGCCTTCCTTGGTCGCTTGCGTTGATATTGCCACCATTTCTTCTGCATTCAGTCCGGCTTCCTTGAAGTATCTCGGATATTCTTTAATCGTGTCGAGGAACTCACCGTTGGCGTTTGCACCGCTCACCAGTCCGTCTTGCATAATCTTCAAACTCTCAGAAACGGAAATGCCGAAAGCCTTGCTCATTGTATTAGCAGACTGCATTGTCTCCGTGAATTCCAAACCGAATGTATTGGATACCGCTAGAACCTCGTTGCGCACGGATTTCATCTCGTCCCCGGTCAATCCGGTGAACTGCTGCGTCAGTCGTGTAGCTTCCATCAACCCCTTGTTGTAGTCATAGAACCATTTGAAAGCCATTCCGACACCAGCCACACCTGCCATGGCGAGGAAATAAGGGTTGGTCAATAAGGAAAGAGCCGTATTTTTCAACGCACCAAACTTTACCCTTAGGTCTTCCACGGACTTTCCCATTTCCATAACCTTTCCGATTCCAGTATCATCAACAACATCAAAACCGAAAAACTCGGTGTTCTGCAGGTCGTCAGCCGCCTTCATCATGGAATCGTAATAGCTGCCGACACTGCGCTGAAATCTTCCAGTAGCCTCCTCTGCCTCTTTCAGCTCCTCTATCAAGTCTTGAATATGCTCCTGCATCTCCTGACCCTTGGAACTATCACGCTCGGCACGGCTCATCTCATCGTAAGCCTTGGTGGCATTGGAAAGCTGGGCACGCAGCTGTTTCAAGCTGCCCTCCTGCTCGTTTTCGGTGCGCACGTTGTTCTGGATCTCCTTCTGCAGGGCACGCACGTTGTACTGATACTCCTTGATGGTTGCGTTGATGGCTTCCGTCTGAACCTTCATTTCGTTTGTCGTGATGGTCTTGTCTTTCTCCTGCTGCTGCAAGTCCTTGATGCTTGCCTTCAACTGGTCTATCTTTTCCTTGTATCTGATGATGCCATAGATTGCATCCTCGTACTTGACCTTGATGTCAAGAATCTGCTGTTTGTCTTCACTTACCATAGTTCGTTCTTTTTAGTTGTTCAACTCAATCATTGTAACCTCGCAATATCCGCTGCTTGTTGTCTTGATTTCTAAAACCGCAAAATACGCTCCGTACTGGGCAAGGTACACTGGCTTCGTTTCGTCAAAGTTCAGTATCTCCAAATCGGAAAGGTTGAACCGCTCCACAATATGGTGTGGGTTCGCCACCGTCTTTCTCAACTTCTCCAGCTTGTTGTCGAAGATGTCCTGAAGGTCGATGTTGAAAGCCAATTCCGCATAGCCGGCATCGTTCTTCGTCAGGTTCACTATTCGGTCTTTGCATGCCTTGTATTTCGTTGCGACTTGTCTGGTGTACGTTGTGTTGCCAAACGTGGATTGCTTGCTCTCCCACTCGTATATCGGTATGCGGTTTCCGTCCGTGGCTGCAAATGGTAGCGTACAGACGTCTTGCGTATACTCCAGCGTCTTGTTGTCTATAGTCATATCCGCATCGTGCTGCTGATACACGGTGTCGTCTTCCTTCCACCTGTAAATATTGTGCTGGCAGTAGTCCTCAACACTGAAATCGGTCTGCCTTGGATGGTTGCTGGCTTCGCTCGGGATGAGTTTCTTCGTCCAGTCCACCGCTTGCGCCTTGGCTTCCCAAAGGTTCACGATGTCGGCAAACGTAAGTGTTCCACCAATAAACCGCTGGCTTGGAAATGTTGATGTCAGAATGCAGATACACTTCAAGAAGTCAGTTACCTTGATGTCGGGCAGGTTCTTGCCGATAGGGAAATTTCCTCCGTAGTGTACTTCATCGCTCTGCTTGATGCTGGCAGTCAACCGTCCGTTGTAGCACTTCAATCCAAATAATGCCCGATTTTTCGGGTGCTTCATTTCGAAGGTTACGATGTCGCCCTCTTCCAAATCTATCTCCCCTCGTCCTGCTACAAGGTGTATGAATCTGCCGTTTACCTTATCCGATTCATAATCAGTCACATATTTTCCAGAAGTCTCATCCTGCTGCAACCCTGCAATATATGGAGTTTCCGTCCAAGTTCCGTCATCGTTCTTGTGCTTAACCTTCATTTCGATATAATTTGGTGGATATGAGTAGAATGCCTGCCACTCAGTGCTCCCCTCTCCAAAACTCCATGATTTGTGCCCACTAGGTGTAACCTTCGATGCGTCCCACGACCAGTTCATCTGAACGTCAAAAATCATCTTGCAGGCAATATTAACATTCAGCTGGCTGTATCTGTGCCCAATCTCCAGCCCATCGAATACCTCCGATAGGCTCGTTGGTTGGAAGTCGAGAATACCTAGGCTCTCTGTTTGGAAAAAAGTGCCCTCCAAGCTGCCTACAACCGTCTGCGCATCTGCCTTCCTTGTAATCAGCGGTACAGCAAGCCCCTTTATGATTTCTTTCGCTTGATTGCTCCAGCCGAATGCCACACCAGTCTGTGCCGTGACGAGGTCTAGGATATACTGTGCCGTAACGCTTGGCTGGATTGTTCCATTGCTCCAGGAACTACCGAAAGAGCCACCTCCACCAAAAGAGCCGCTTCCATCAAACGTACGGGTGCTCGCTCTCGCATTGCTCTCCGTCTCGCTTTTACTCTTAACAAGAATAGTCGTGCCAGTGCTGTATGCTTTAATGGCGTTGATGATAAGCCATACCGCTGTTGCTGGTGCTTGCAGGTCTACATCAATTGGCATGCTATCGCTCGTATATTTAACGTTGTACTCTCCGCTCGCCTGCACTTGGGATAACTTACCGTCCGAGAGATAATAAGCCGCCACAGACGTGCTCATCGACTTACCTATCATCTTATCTACCGAAGGCTTAATGTATACGAGGAGACCGGAAGGCTTGCTCTTTACCACATTAATTTCTGTTTCTCCGGCTGCAACCTCATACGTTCCCCATGGTGTTGTCTCTCCTGTCTTCGTATCGAGTGCTCCGTATTCGACAGAGCCAGCCTTCTCTGCCCGAACCCTGATGGATATTGTCTCCATGGCAACGCTCGTTTCGAGATTGGCGATGCACGCTCCTGCACTCACGAACATTCCGAGAATAGGATCAGGAGCAAACAACACCGGACGGGTCTCTGACTCAGTCTTTCCGGCATCATCGGCAAGGCTAATAACGTTCTTGTTGGTGTCGAGTATTGCCCATGTCCGGAATTGTCCCTTGCCTAAAACCTTGCTGATGGTGGCTCTCATTCCAGCCTCGAAAGGTATGATTGCACACTGGTATGTCTCATCGGTCAAAACTTCGCCCGATACATACTTTCCGATTTCTGTTCCAGTTCTTATCTTACCTTCAACGAGTGAGTATGTCGTGTCGCTGTTCCCTCCCACGTTTTGGTCGAATCCCATCCATTCATCGCTTGATGTCTTAGCCACTGCCGTTTCGTATCTTCCATAGAATACTCCATCCGCTATTGCCTTCTCGTAGGTGTCGTAGCTGTTGCTTTTGGCGAACCGCAGATGCTTTGTGCAATTCAACTCGTTCAGCTTCAAGTCGGACGATTGCAGCGTTGCCAATGCTTGAAACAATCCCCAATAAATCGAAATTTCGATGGTTTCCTTTACGCTCAGAACGCTTGCCCTTCCGCTGTGGATAATCTCAAGTCCGTTTCGGAAATATCGTGCTGTGTGGAAGATATAGGGGTATTTGCTGCTGGTGCTCGGTTTCCCTGCAAACTCCAGCACAGCCATATTGTGCGCTGTCTTGGGCAGGTTGATGGTGTATGTTGTGTTGGCGGTCATTTTCGTGATGTCACGGAAAAGATTGCTCTTGATGTCGAGCGTGATTGCCGATTCCTCGCTCATATCCATAAGAACACCGTCTATGTAAAGTTGCTGGTCTGTCATAGCTGCTGAATCTGTGTATTGTTAATAACTATGTTGCAGACGAAATCCTGCAACTCTGCCGTTGTCTTGGTGTAGGTTCCTGCCTTGATTGTCACACTCTGCCACTTGCCGCCACCGAGGTACATATCCACGACCGGGCTGCTGGCTAGGTCTTGCAGGAAATCGAACGTCTCGCTGTCTACCAATGGTGCGCAAAGCGGTATGGTGTCTTCCCTGCTGTAGCCCTGCCTTCTGCCGTTCGCTCCGAGGTAGCCGAATATCGTATCGTCATACTCTCCTAGGTTGTTGCGAATGAAGCTGGTGTCGCTGCTTATCGCCCTGCTCTCATCGCCTTGCGCAAAGAGCCAATAGCGGATAAATCCGTGTCGGTCAATCCACCGAAGATAAATGCCATTCTCCGTGTCGTTTCTTTCTATCCTTGCAAGGAGAGACTGCTTGCCACCGCTCGCCATCGCAAAGGTAAGGTCGAAAACGTCCGTGAACGTTCCCTGCTCTATCTTTCCATCGTAGTCGTAGATGTTCCAGTACCTCGCAGCGCTTGGCAGAACGCTGGCATTGATGTCCACGATGCCAGCGATGCCCGGCTTAACTAACTTGTTTGGTGCTCCCTCGTAGCCGACAAGTATCTGGGAAGCAGCATTGGTATAAAGACCAAAGGAGAATGGGAAATGCGTGAACCAAGTGAGCCTCTTGAATCCGTTCCACGTCTCGCCTGCCCTCATCGCTCCCCACACGTAGAAGGTCGTGTAGCTGAATGTAGCAAGGTCGCTCCCCTCGCTGTTCTTGACCTTCACCGAAACATCGAACGCTGCCCCGATGTTGCTCTTCTGGCTCTCCCTGCTGTAGTCGATGTTTCCGAAGCTGATGCCATCGAAGAGTGCCTGCACATATTCCCGGTAGTCCATGATGCAATTGTCCGCAAGCGCTTCCACGCTGTACGTGTACGTCTTGGTCTCCCTGCTGATGGTTGCCTCGATGCTCGCAACACCCGAGCCGCTCGCCTTGATGATGCAAGGCAAGAATGCGAAGCCTACAGCGTCCGGGTATTGGATTGTAATATTGTTTTCCTCTGTCTGTCTCATACCGTCTCATTGTTTAGTTTGATACTTCCCACCGACTGGTGGATTAAGAAAATAAGTCGCTGCCCGAGCCGCTTCATCGTGTCGGGCACAACGTTGCTGTATACGTCAGCCCTGCCGCCAGTCCGGTGCAGTTTAGAACCCTTGTTTGCGATGGTGTGGGCGATGGCTCCTGCCATGCTCATGTCGCCACGCTCTTGTGGAGTGTACTTGTGTGCCCGGTCGGTCTTGTAGGGGATAGGTCTGCCGTGCAGTCCCTTGTCCTTCATCCACTGCCGGATGATGCCAGCAAAGCCGTAGGGTATCTTGCCTGACCTTCGTCCGGTTTCGAGAACCCCGAATGGCTTGTGCCCCCAGAGGATAGTTTCTTCCTCGCTGGGCTGCTCCACCTTTAGGCTCGCTATCGTTCGCCCTGATGCGTTCTGTCCGTTGATACGAATGTGGTTGATGATAAGCTGCCGTGCTCTCTCCACTTCCTCCCTCATTATCATCGATGCCGCCTTAGGGTCGAATTGAATACCTCCCTTGCTCATACCTCACACCCTCCTATGCTCTGTGTCAGCTGAAGGGAGTACATTACGCCCGACACGATCGTGCTCAGCCGCTCGATGATGGTCTCGTAGTACTGCTGCCCTTCCAGTGGTTCGAACTGGTGCGACTGGTTGATGGCTCGTATCATCCTTGCCCCTGCCACCTTCATTCGGTCGATGCACTCTCCGTTGTCTTCTCCATCCGCTGCCCTCGGTACGGTGTCGAGATAAGCCAGGGCAACGTTCACGGTGTCGTATACTCTGCCGTTGCGTATCTCTGTCGTGCCGCTGGCTGGGATGATGCAGACGATTGCCGGATAGTTCAGTTTCTCCAGCTTGGTGTCTGCTGTGTCCCAGTCTTCGAATAGGTAGGTGTAGTCTGGCAGCGTGTCTGCTGCCAACTGCTTTAATGTTTCTCTGATTGTTGCCATAATTATCTAGATTTACGTTTCATTTCTTCCGCTTGCAACTTCTGCAGGTTTCGCTCGTACACGCTTCTCTTGTTGTCCATTTCCATGCACTTGTAGATGCGAAGCCATGGTGTTTTCAGAACTTGGTCGTGGTCGCTGATGCCCATCCTTACCGCATACCAGTCAAGCATGCCGAACAGTCCGAACCGAAGGGTATCGATGCCTGCCTCCTTCTCCAGTCGTGTTGGCTTCGCTGTGTCTGTGCTCTCGAAGAGCTTGTTGATGCGCTCGACCTCTGCTGTTACCCAGCCGATGAGCATAACGACATCAACAGCCCTAGCCTGCTCCACTTCCTTGTGGCTCAGACCGAGGACGGTTGTCACTATCTGATACAGACTTTCTTCGCTGTCTGATAGCTGGGAAAGGTCTATCAGCTGCCCGATGGATAGCTGGTTGAGATTGTCGGGCACTTGTTTGCCTCCAACGAACGCTGGTCGTGGCTGCTTGCCGATTTTGTAGCTGGTGTGCCTTGCAACTGCCAGCCAATACTTGAATGTCGTGTTCTTATCCATACGCTTTATATTTTTGTCGTTATCTTTGCCTTAATACGTGCGCCCTAGCCGTTCCGTGGCTTGCTACGGATAACTTCTTCAAGGCTACGTATCGTATTGCGTCTATGCCGTGATTAAATGCGTCTATAGGCTGGTTCGTGGTCTCTCCATCCCTTGACTTCTTCCACTTGTATTGCTGCATGTTCCCGATGATACCGTGGCTGCGTCTTGTTATGTTGATGCGGAAACGCTTCAAGATGTCGATGCCGTTGTTGATACTGTCCGCTCCCTTGGTGCTGCCGATTATCCACAGACCTCGGTTGTGTATCTCCTGAATGCTCTTAGGCTCTGCCGAATCCGCAATGATAAGGTCTCGTTTTGTTAGTCCGTTTTCCTTGCATCGGTCTGCGATGTCATCGTTCGTCAGCCCCGGCTGGTAGATTTCTTCGTCCACCCACAACTCTCCGTGCGCCAATACAAGGTGCTCCACTGCTGTCGGGTCGTTTGTGAATCCGAAGTCCAACCCCCTGCATTCCATCTTCCACTCCTCCCTTGGCGGCAGCTTGTCAACGATGCCCCAGTTGGTGAATACAAGTCCGGTTATCTTTCCGGTCAGTCCACGCGCATATACTCTCCACAGTTCGGGGTCGTCAATCTCTTCAATCTTTTTATGTTCCTGCTCAGTAAGGAATCTGTTGTTTCGGTGGTCGCTCAGGATCAGTCGGCAGTCATCCCTGCCGATGATGTTGTTGTGCACCCAGAACCTTGCGCTTGGGTTGTAGTCGATGAACACCTGCTTTCGGGTTCGGATGGCAAGTTGCCAGAAAACTTCGTAGGGCACACCGTTCGCCTCGTTAACAAACAGATAGTCACGCTTACCGTTCTTAGCGTCCTGCGCATCTTGGTAACTCTTGAACTCGATGATTGAGCCGTTCTTTCCTCGATAGCTGCTGTCGCTCTTGTTGTTCTTGAACCAGTCCAGCAACTCTGCCCTTGTGTGCAGGATGGCGTCGAGGTCTCGCATGGCTCCCACCTTTAGGTTCGGGAGGTCTTGACCGCACACCGTGATAATTGCCATCGGATGCTCCAAAGAAAGCACTATAAGACGCTGCATGATGGTGTATGTCTTCCCCGAGGACGTGCCTCCTTGGTTTACGAGAAACCTTGGCTTCACGTCCGCATTCGGGTCATACAGTTCACCAATAACGTCAAATAGTGCCATTCTTACAAACAATAAAACTTAAAACAAAATTATGGTAAAATTATTCTTTATCCAATCCCTCACGCTCGATTACTTCCTGCTCGCTGGATGCACACTGGTGTCCAGAGTTGATGTAGCGTACCTCGATGCCGCCTTGGAAGCCTGCGTTCATGTCGAGCACGACCTTATCAAGTCCGAGCAGCTTGCAGATCTGCGTCTCTGCCTTGATGATGATGTCGAGGTAGCGTGGTTCTCCGAATCCTCGCTTCTCAGCATCGTACATTATCGCCTTGACGGTCTCGATAGAAATCTGCTTTCCTCGCTCATCTAGGAGTGGCAGTCCATGCTGGGTTGATTTCTGCAAGTGGTAGTCTTCCTTGGACTTCTCCCAGGCTTCCCACGCTTCACGTATTACCAGCTTCAACCTTGCCACCTCGCTGGTTATTTTCTCGTCTGTGTCGGTCAGCCGCTCTTCCCTCCACTCCTTCAGTAACCGCTGGATGTCGCAGTGCGCTTGATTGTATTTTGGTCTGTCGAGCCGTTTCCTCACCTCTGCCGTGATTTCTCGCTCCGTCCACCCTCTGCAGTATAGAGGTGCGATAATCTGCAAGCGGTTCTCGATGTCGATTTTCTGCGCTCGATGTTTGTTGTTATTACCTTGTGGCATAATTTGATTCCTTGAAATTTATTTGATTTTTTATAAAAATTCTACTTGAAAAACTTGCATATTTCAAATAAATTTCGTATCTTTGCAAACGTAATAAGGGAAGAGTCCTTATTTACTGAAACCCTCCGAGGATGAGGGAAAAGTAAAATGAAATCCCAAAGCCTTATGAGAACTTACATTTCGATTAGGATTTGGAAAATCAAAATAACCTTCACGATTGAGCTCTGAGGGTTTTGATTATTCCAAGGGGTGGTGCTCGAACCACCACCCCACTTTGGGATTTCGTTTGCAAATTTACGAATTAATTTTCATATAACCAAATTTTTAACATTATGAGTACTACGAATGAAACTACCTCCAAATCTTGGGGAGGTGCTCGCAAGGGTGCAGGGCGAACGAAGAAATACGCTGCAACATTCTATTTCGGTGCTACCGAGGACGTGGCTAACATCTTGGCAGGGGTCGATAAGAAAGACCGCAGCGACTTCATCAATCAATGTATTATTAGAGCGATGGGCAGGGGTTAATCTCCTGCCTTTTTCGTTTCCGCTCCCTTGGAGTTATTTTGTGCGAATTTTGCGTGTGTGCCGCTCTTTCTGCAAACTGGTGTAGTTTATCAACCTTGAAGAGAAAAGCCGACACATCGCAACTATTCGACCTGCTTCTTAAATTCGTCTATCTTGACTGCTTTCTCGCCAGTCAGCTTTTCCCATCGTGCAATGATAACATCGCAATAATGTGGGTCGAGCTCCATCAAGAACGCATTGCGGTTTAACTGCTCGGCTGCGATAAGCGTTGTGCCACTACCACCGAACCCGTCATATACATTCCAACCTTCCTTTGTGCTATTGCCCATCAAATAAGCAAAAAGCGGCACTGGCTTCATCGTAGGGTGTTCCCTTGATACCTTAGGTCGAGCCATATCAATAACCGTTGTCTGCGCTCTGTCGTTGAACCAATTGTGCGCACCTCCATTTTTCCATCCATAAAGACACGGCTCATGCTTCCACTGGTAGTCCTGCCGCCCGAGACAAAGCGAATCCTTGTTCCATATCAATGTCTCACGTAGCTCCAAATCTTTCGTGCTCATCAAAGCCTCTCTGAACCACATCGAATAATTGTCACTGTGGAAAATATAGAAAGCAGCACCCTTCTCCATGGTTTCTTCTGCTGCCAAAAATGCAGCCGATAGGAAATCTCGGAACTTGTCATTATCCATTTTGTCGTTCTTGACCGTCAGCCCATCCGTTCTATGCTTTCTCTTGCTCATCATAGCAGAACCTTCGTAGCCATATCCAACATTGTATGGAGGGTCTGTAAGATACAGATTAACCACTTGCCCCCCCATAAGGAACTTGACCTGCTCTGCATCCGTGGAGTCACCACACATAAGGCGATGTTTTCCGAGTTGCCACAGTTCGCATTCCTTGCACCGCTGTGGGATTTTCTCTGTCTCCTCATCGAACTCATCGTCCTTTGCCTCCTTCTGATCCTCGTCTGCCTGCTCTCCATTTTTTAAGGAATCAGGACTCATCCACCCTTGCAGCTGCCAGTCTTGAATACCCCAGTCCTTCAAGAGGTCGGTATTCCACTGGTTTGCCAGTGCTTCGGTGTCCCAGTCTCCGAAGCCTGCATTATCCTTGATGATGAATTCTTTCTTCTGCGCCTCCGTCAGGTCTGATGCCTTGACGATGGATGCTGTCGGCTGCTCCTTCCACTGGCTCCAGTAGTTGGCGATTGCCAGCTTCTCTGCATCGGTCAGCCGCTGGTCTGTGTCGAGAACGTCCATGATGGCTTCCGGTGTCATGCTCACGATGTGACAGAGTGCCCTCGTTCTCATATTGCCACCCAGTGCCTTGTAGGTTTCGTCTACGACTATCGGGCGAAGCTGGAGCATCTTAGGAAATACAAGGATGCTCTTTACCAGCTTTTGGAAATTCGCCTCAGTTATGGTTCTCGGGTTCGCCTCATTCTCGCTGACCCTCGATAGTGCGATTTCTTCTGTTTTCATTTTCTTCTTGTTTTAAGTCCGAAATACGTGCTTATCTGATAAACACTGGCGCAAAGATACGACTTTTTTGCTTTAGTTGTTTGTCCTTTGCACACTTTTAACTTTTTCCAACACTTCGTTTTTATTTTATCCATCAAAGGCTCGGATGGTCTTCTGTAGGGTTGTCTGCGGTTTCTTAGGCTTCACTCTGACCTTGTATCCTGCACAGACCCATGCGAGGAGAAGTGCGTCTCTCTGGTCTTGGTTCATTCTCGGCATCTTTTGTCCTGCGCTTACAAAATAAGCAAGTTCGTCTTGGGTGATTTTTCCGTCTTTACCCTTCCAGCACTTCTTTAGTGGCTTGACGATTTCGCAGGGGATATTGTAATGCTTGCAGCACTCGACAATCAAGATTCCGGTCTGATGGTTCATTCCGGTAGAGCGTCCGATTGCTGCTGCCTTGACTGCTGTCATGAACCGATTAAGCACATGCCAGTTGCTTTTGTTGAGCCAGCCGCCTTCAATAACGACCTTAATCTTTTTGCAACTCTCGTTCATAGCCTTGAGGTAATCTATCAATGAAGGAAAATTCATTTTATAGGCGAGAAACTTCTTGTCGTCAAAGACTGCTCCAACTCCGCTTTCCTGATTGTCGGGGTCGATTCCAATTATAACTGTTCCTTTTTCCATTTTTTCTTTAAAGTAATTATTTCGTTTAAATTTCACGCATAAGCGTTTATTTTGTTTTGCTGGTGTAGTTTATTACTCAACACCCTTTACGTGCGCATATACGTGCGCACATGAGTTATTATCCCTATCTTTCCCCTACCCCTTTCTTTCCCTTCTTTTCGGTTGCGATAGAGAAAGCTGGCAGGGATTCCGGAAGTTGTGCCTGCGCTTGCAAAATAAATGAATAACAAAATGTATATGTTGCAGGGTTCTTCCTTCTTCCACCGCCAGCCGAATGAATAAAAGCATAATTTCTAACGATTTCTTTTTCTTACTTCTTCATGTACCACCTCGCTTTCTTTGTTTGTACGTCAGACTTCGGGAGATGCGTTTCCGGCTCTCATATCGTAATTTCAAGATGTTATAAGTTTATTTGTTTTGATAGGGAGCCATCCCCTTCTGTCCTCGCTGGTTAATAACTCTATTATTGAACTCACGACCGATTATTCTTTTTGTTTTCGAGCAGCCATGCCAGATGCGCTGCCTGCTGCGGATTCTTGAACATGGAAAGAGCCTTCTCTACGTCCGGCTTCTTCCTTTCACGCATCGCTCTGTCGGCTACCCGGTTCTTTGTACCGTAGTTCCGGTAGTGCTTACTCCAGTACTCCTTTTGATACGCCCGGTATTTTTCCCGGTTTCTCTTTCGCCACTCCTTTGTGGCTCTGAGGATCTGTTCCCGGTGTTCCTGGTAGTACGTTCTGTTCTTCTCCCTTGTTGCGAAATCGCTCATTGCATTCAAGTATTACCTGATGTTCTACATATTGCTTGCGTGCCGGGCAGTATATGCCATTTATGCAGTTTCGCCCGGCATCGCAAGCCTTGCATAATTCACTCGCCATACGTTCTAGAATGGTAAATCCTCGATGTCGTAGGAAGTGAAGGCGATATTCTCGTGCCCCTCGTATTGGATGCAGCTAAAGGAATCTGCTGGCTTTCCGGTGTGCAAAGGTAATACGTTGTATCTATTCGTGAAACTCTCTCCACGGTCACGAATAAATAACGCAGGAAACCACTTGAATCCGCTTCCGACCCTCGCCAGTACCTTGTCGAAAGGTTTGAAGACTGGATGCTCCTTGCTCTTCTCCCAGAGGTCATAAGCCTCTTGGAACGTATAACATTCGCCATCTGTTGCTTCTCGCAGTTCCTTGTTAACGCTGATACGCAGGTCGAAGGTTTGGTCGGTCACGAACTTCTCGTTCTCGATTTCGTACTGGTTGCCGAATGTCAGCGTATCTTCGCTTTCGTTCTTGTCGATGAGCTTGCCGATGATTGTCAGCTCTCCGTCCTCGTCTTCCTCTCTAAAAACGTAGAGTTTGCCGATTTCGAACGCTGGCTTCAAGTCAACGATTTGCTTATTCTCGGCATCAAAAGCCTTGCCTTCCTTTTCTAGAGCTGAGAATAACTGTTTTTTCTCTTCTTCTGTAGCATGGCGAATTTTTACGGTACTCTCTTCGCATATTTTATATTCACCACTAATATCTAATTCATGTGTCCTAGTGTTTAGTGAAGCGTGGTCATATAAGTCACCATTCCTTTTAGAGCATTTAAAGATTTCAATAAAATCATCGCCCTTACATTTCACAAACAAAACATCTCCATCCTTGAACACAGGCTGAGCCTTCTCTATCTCCAAGGTCTCCATATTCAGCTTACCACTTAATTCTTTCTCAATGGTATTGATGTATGTAGCGGTACAACTATGTGATGCTTTGTGCCAATCCTTTGTATCCAAAAGACATGAATCAGAATGAATAGACTCTTTGTTACGTTTAACGAATACAGCCTTAACTGTTTGGTATGAAGAATGAGCAAATTCTTTGAATACACAATAGTCGCCCTCTCCATTAGCAAGTACATCGCCCTTCTTCCAAGAAAACTTTGCCCAATCACGCATTTCCTTAGAAGGGAAAAGCATTACTTCTCCTCCCTCCATCCATCTGCCGTTCTTGTCGAAGCGATAAATTCTGAGGTCTTTTTCAGTCCTGATTGTTTCATTGTTTGGTGGAAGACAAGTAAACACAACATTTCCGCACATTGGCGTGTATAACTCTGTGCCATACTCAACACCCTTCAATATCTCGTAAATATTAATATCTTTCTGTTCCATTTTCTGAATGTTTTTATTGTTTTCTATTCTCCGTTTCATACTGAATGTTTTTTATTATTGCTTATAACTTAACGTGTCCGAGTTTCTTGTATAGTTCCACCAGTTCCTGAGTATCGAGCCAGAAATCGGTGTTGCCAACGTATACGTGATGTCGGTGTTCGTCTGTTATGATTTCTATCTTTTTCATATTTTTCGTTATTTAAAAAGTTCCTGCTGTGGATGAATGATGTCTGCTCGCTTCTTCTTTGCAGCCCAGAGAAGGAGGTTGGTGTTCTTGGTTCCAGCATTCTTCTCGAGGTCTCTGATGATGCAGGTCATGGCATCGTGCTCCGCTTCCTTCTCATTACCGTAGAAGATGCTGAGAGTGTCGTATCTGCTCGGGTAGGCTACCGGGCTGTCGTACCCATGCTTCCCTTTCTGAATGCTGTAGCCCCATATCCAGCCGAACTGGGTGTTGGCGGTCATTACCTTCCATCCCCAGTTATCTGCACCCTCTACGGCATACTCGATTACGTGCGGATTGATGCACTCATCCTTGATGTTGTACTTGAAGCCTTCATGCTCTGCGACCGGCTTCTTGATGTCGTAGCTGTTTTCGGTCAGCCACTTGAACCAATCGTTCGATGTCTTGAATACGAGCCCTGCGGCTCTGCATTCGTGAAAAAATAATTCATTCATGGCTTTCAATCTCTATAAAGTGACAATCTCCGCAAAATGCGCAAGCACAATACTCGCCCAGTTCCTCGGCATCAAGGGCACACAAATTGCAGCCACTTTCATTACGAGTATCATTCTTAACTCTGAGAACCTTGCCTTCTACATTCAGAAGCGTACCTTCCTCGAAATCCTTGGCTATTTCGTACGGTTCATTAATTACAATTACTTCTTTTTCCATATCTATCCCTCCTTGATGTACTCGGCAAGTGCTTCACGCTGCTCAGGTGTCAGTACGTCTGCGATGCGCTCTGCTGCTTCTTGTCTGCTTGAACTGTTCAACGTATTGAATGCATCCTCAATGATTTCGATAGTTGAGTCAGCATCTAAATACCAGATATTGTCTTTTACAACATTCTTTCTGGTTTCTTCGACTGATAAGTTTTGGAACATGTCGACCAAAAATTCCTCTTGGTCTTCATCTGATAGACCGTTGAACATTTCCTCTAGGTCGATATCAATGCTCTGATTATTGTATTCTGCCATAATTCTTTCGTTTTAAGCGTTTAAATTCTGTTTGATGTATAATTTGTCGCCCGATGCGTGAAAACGCCACAGAGCGGCTATTTTTACCCTCATTCGTTATTTTTCGGGCTTCCAGTCGATTCCCAGCCGCTGCAGAACTCCACGTTCGTAGTATCTTGTCAGCGAATCCTTTGCTGGCTTGTTGTTTGGGTTCTTCTTCAAGTCTTCGAGGTTCTGCTGGATTACCCACCGGAACTTGTTGTCTTGATTCTGCTGGCTCGCTGGCTGCTGGTGCTTGGCTTGCTCGTAGAGTTCCCCGATGCTCGGTCTTGCCGTTGCCGCAGGATCCTGCGCCTTGACTGCTGCCGATTGCGGCTGCTGGCTTGCGGCTGGCTCGTTGTTGAAGTTGCCTTCCAGCACCTTTGCGAAGTTCTGCTCATTACCGAATATCCAGTCGAACTTTCCGAGCCAGCCATGCTTATTATTGCCGTTCATGAAGTCAGATGCCATCGCAATGTCAATTACCCGGTACAGAGTTTTCACGTCTCCCTTGCATTGACGAACCCTTGCCTTGACCATCACCTTGCGGTTCTCGGTCATGAGCGTAATAGGCGGCATCGCACTCTTCGTCTCATCATGCTTGCGGTTCCAGTATTCCTTGACGGCAGCATAGTCTATATTTTGAGATTTTGAAACCTTGCCGCCACCGGGTGCTTCGGTCTTGACCGATGCACTCTGAATACCTTCTTTAGAAGGTTCTAATATATTTGTTTCTTTAGAAACATCATTAACATCTACATTATCATAAACATTATCATTTACATATTCATTATCATTATGCATTGCAATTTGTGCATTTGCATGCATTTGCATGCTTTTGTATACGTCTGTATGCTTTTGCATACCTTCACCAGCTTCTGCATCCAATTGTTTTTTATTATCCCAGCGTTTTCGTGCATTTGCCCGGAGACGCTCGCACTTTTCTTCGTATTTACGCTTATTTCGCTCCATATCATCTTTGATGAATGCGAATGATAACTTAACGATAGGATCTTCAATGTTAGGTTCTTCGCCAGTCTTAGCAAAATAAAGCATGTGCCTTGTTAGCTGCCCGAGTTGTGCATCGGTCAGTTGCTCGAAGATTTTTAAATATGATGTGTATATGATAAATGAATCACTCATGATGTTTTATTCTGATAATGATAATTTCTTTTCCAGCTTCCGTTTTAACACTGTAGCCATCCGGATTTTGTTCCGCTGGCTTGTGTCGGTCGGTGCTGTCACTTTCCCACCTAGGGAAATATAATTCTCCAGTTGGGAAATTATATTCCGTAGGTCGGTTTTTGATATAGGAACAGCCATAAGCCCTGCCTTTACTTAATTAGCAATCTCCGTGCGCCTTGCACCTGCTTGATGTACTTGGCGCACTCTTTAGGATGGTCTGCCTGATAAGCCTTGGCATCGAACTTCTCGCTTGCCTTCGGTGCTTTCCACGTTGCCAGCGTCTTTCCGTTTCCGTCCACGATGCTCTCTGCGTCCCCGAAGAACAGCTTCAAGTTGTCCTCAATCTCATCCTGCTCGGTCTCCAGTTTCTTGTTCTGAACCTTGAGTTCCTTGAGCCTAGCAATCTGTTCGAGTATCTCCTGCGTTGCGGTCACTTCCTTGCCAGCTACATGTAGAGGAGACTTCAAAAGAACGTCTTGTGCGCTGTAGGCTGGCGGCTCTTGGTTACCCACGATGTAGTCAAGCCAGAACTTGGTTATCTCGTCCCTCATCCATCCGAAGAATTCGGGGTCGAAGTCGATGTCACGGTAGCCGAACTCCCTGCCTGCTGTCAGCCAGGCAAGTGCTCCGTCCTTGTATTCGCCCACTCCGAGGTTCATCTGTAGCTGGCAGAACCAATGTTTCGGAAGGTCGTCTGCATCTATCTGCATCTGCGTAGTCTTGCACTCGAGGATGCTCTTGCTCGCTTCGTTGTGCGTTGCCCCGGTTCTCCAGAAGGTGCGGTCAGGACTTACTCTCAGATACGGAGTATCGGTGTTCGTGATGGTGTAGTCGTCAGTCGATGCCTTGATGATGTGGCAGTGGCTCTCCCGCTTAAAGAACTGCGCCACGGCATCCTCCAGCAGATGTCCTGCAACCATCGCAAAGTTCTCAACCTTTGGTGGGTCGATACCCTTCTTGCGTCTCCACAACTGGTATGGTGTTTCCCACGGATTCAGTCCAAGAACCGTTCCTGCCTCTGATGCACCTATTCCCTTCGAGCGGTTCTGCAACCACTCCTCTCTGCTTTTGTATTTTATTATCTGTTTCATTGTCTGAATGTCTTATTTATCAAAAAAGAATTTTCTAGCTGCTGTAATAACGATCGTGCGAAGGAATTTATCCCTTTGCATTGCTTGAGCAATTCCTTCTGCGAGGTAAGCGGTTTTACCGTGGTAGGAAATATGTAAATCGTAACTTTGGTTTCCGTCTTCGTCTACATCTCCAGTCGGCTCTATTGCAACAAGCAGATAGTTTCTTTTTTCCTCGTCTTCCTCTGCCCATGCCTTGAAACCATCTGCGGTTCTGCTAAAGTACTTGTCGATGGTGCTCTTGTGTTCTGATTGTTTTTCTTTTTCTGCCATAATTTTTTACTGAATGTTTAATAGTTGCCGCAGGTTCCCTATAATCTGGTCAGGTTCCCACCCTGAAGGTTGCCCTGCGGCTAATTGGGAAACGCTATAACATTATAAACTAAACTACTTTTTCGCTGCTGTGCCAGTCTTGCCTTGGCTGCGGTTCATTGCCTTCTGCGCCTTGTTCTTGGCATCATCGGCTGCTGCCTGCGCCTGCTGTGCGATGGCATCCTGCTGCTTTGGCTTCTTGAAGGTCTCCTCTACTGTGGTCGTACCTTCTTTGATGGCGTTGTACACACCACCCAGCTTCTGAATGTCCTCTGCCGTAACTTCCTCGGCTGACTTCTTCCCGATGTAGTCAAGCAGCATAAGGTCTGTTACCTGGTACACTTGGAAGCAGGCTACGCAGCTCTTCCACTGGCTCTGTACGCCAGTCTGCTTGATGTGCTCCAGTGCCTTCGCCTGCACTTCCTTCACCACGCTTGCAATCAATACTTGCGGCACGACCTTGCAGATTGCGTTACGCTGGGCGATCGCCACGGCTGCATTGCCAACTACCACCTGCATATCCTGCGAGAATGTGTAACCTTTCGATGTCAGAATGCTGCGCTTCACTTCGATAGAGTAGGCAACGTTGCTCTCTAGGTCATGGCATACGCCTTGTGCCGTGATGGTCTTGCCATCGTTTGCGATGATGCGACCAGCGATGCGCAGGTTCTGCCAGCAGGCAGAAATGATTTCCGTGAACCTAACACTAGGACCCTCGATAACAGTAGTTTTTCCGTCCTTGCTAGTGCGCTCAAGGTGGTAGAAGCAGTTGTATGCCACATCATCGTCCATCGCTGCCAGTGCTATCATGTTCTTCTTGCATTGCATGATGTCTCGAGGGAACTTGTGCGCTGTGGCAATCTGTCCGTCAATCTCCGAGCGGTTGATAGCTTCCAGCATTTCGCCACCGCTCACATTGATAATTTCATTTTCCATAATTCGTTCTTTTTATTGTTCAACTTATTGTTCATTAACTCTAGTGGAAGGCTGGGGATTCGAACCCCAGTTGATTGCTACACCACCCTTGCCAGCTGCCGAGGGATGCCCTTCCGTTTAAGGGCGCACGCTGTCGTTTCCGCATATTACATGGTAAAAACAACTAATTAGATAACCTTTGAAATGAGTTTAGCGCGCGCCCTTTGCCCTGCCGCTGCAGGGTTTCAGCATATAAACTAAGCAAAAACTTATGTGGTCAAACCAGTTGAGCCATAAGGCTGTCGAGCCTGCTTTCCTCGAAGGCGTCCATCGGGTCTTGGTCTGCGTATTGGCTGTTCTCCTCCAGCCAGTCGTCCATCACGTCCTGATAGTTGACGCAACCCTCGATGGCTTCCTCCAGCCGCTCGCTGTCGTTGTTGCTATTCTTGTGCGTCACTACCGCTGTGTTTCCGGTTCTGTCACACCAGACTGAAATGTCGCCTGCCTTGGTCTTGATGTCTACCCTCGCAACCGCTGGTCGCTGTGGATCACGGTCTAACTCCAGCCAGATGGCATCGTACATTGCCTTTTCGCATTGTCTGATAATTCTTGGTTCCATACGCTCTTACCGTCTGATTAAATAGTTAAAGAATGTCAGACGTGCGTCCGCAAGCGTCTGCTTGTTGAACTCGCTCATCGGGAGCACCGGAACTCCGTCCAGTGAAAGACAAAGCATGTTGTCGAACTCCCTTACCTGAATGCGTCTTTCCGCTTCCTTCATGGTTGCCAGTCGCTTGCTGTCCTTTCGCTCCTGCTCCCACTTTGCGGTAAGCTGCTTCGCTTTTTCGTAGACCTTCATCATAGGGCAATCCTCCAGACTTTTTTTATCTCGCTACCCTCGAAAACCTTGCGGTTGTCGATTCTGCGAAACTTGACCTTAATCTTACCAGCCTGCAACCATCTGCGCAGGGTGTTGCGATGGATACCCAATACCTTGCAGGTCTCTGTCATGGTGTATCTGCCTGCATCCGCTACCTTTGGTTCTACGTTCGTCATAACTAAGCCCTCCAAAAGATTAAAGTTACTAATACAATGGCAACTGCCAGGCTTATTACTTCGTCACTTGTGATAATCTCGATAAACTTCTTCATACGCTCTGAATGTTTTAAATGGTTCCACTTGATTACTTGCGTACGGCTGCACGTCTCTTCTTTGGTGTTATCAATCCAGCCTTGATGAGGATAACACGCACGTTTTGCTGGGTGCAACCAACACGCTGTGATACTGCGAGCATAATTCTGCTGTCTGAGGTCTCGGCAGGTGCTTTTGCTCGGAAATCTGCAAACATCGCTATGATGTTCTTCTTTCTTTCGTCCTGCTGCTTCTGCAACGGTGTTCGAAAATCATAATTAAAATTTTCTCCCATTTTATTTGTATTTTAAATTATTTTCTTTATCTTTGCAAAAGAGTTTTTAAACTCGTTATGTAATTCGGTTGCAAAAATACAAAAACATTTTGTAATATACAAAGATATACATAATGTTTTAATGTATTTTTAATGTTGTTTACAATTATTTAAAACATAATTATGTATGACTACAAAAGAATACAATAATACGGAAATAGCAAAGCGAGTTGAACTTCTTCGCAAAAGAAGTGGAATGTCCATCAATAAAATGGCGACAATGGCTGGTATTGACACAGGAAATCTATCTCGCTCCATAAATGGAAAAGCAAGTTTTTCCGACCGTGTAATTTACAAAATCGCCAGTGCACTGCACGTCTCGGTTGACTGGCTGGAAAAAGGTATCGAACCGATGTTCTCTCCAACGGTTGCAAGTCCATCCGATGTTGGTGCAGGAATTATCGGCTCGAACATTGATGCTTCGAATAGTAAAGGGTTCACGCAGACTATCAGCTCAACCGATGCCTTGGCTAGGGAGTTAGAACTGCTTAGAAAGATGGTTTCAGATAAGGACGAGGAAATCAAGTTCCTTCGTGCGCAATTATCAACAAAAATAAGTGGTAGCGTATGACTGGTTTAGAGCTAAGAAGGTATGTTGAATACTCTGGGCTTACAATGAGCGATGTAGCAAGGGAATTGGATACCAGTCCACAAAATATTCGTTCAAAGATGATAAAGGAAAGAGTTAGTGCCGATTTTGTCGAAAGGGTCAAAAATGCGGTTTCAAAATGTGCTCCTCCAATACCTGGCAAAATAAAGCAAGTAATGATTGATGAAAAGATGCATTATTGCGTAACTGGTGAGGGACTGAAAAGACGTATCAAATCATACGGAATACCTCTAAATTATATAGCCGCAGCTTTGGGGACTAGCCCTCAAAATCTAAGCGGAAGGCTAGGAGCAAAAAGTGTCAAACTTGATTTTGCCCAAAAGGTTGAAGATGTAATTCAAAAGTACAAAGAGGAGATAGGGCTTGACTCAAACTTTCCTTTAGAGCAACCGGAGTCTTCAGAAGAACAAATGCCTTCAACTACACTAGAATCGGTTTTGATGGCAAAAGTTGAAAGACTCGAAAATGAAAATTCCTTCCTGCGAAAGCAAGTTGAAACCCTGCTTGCCATTGTCGGGCAAAAATAATTTAGTAACTTTGCAAAATGAAAAAGTATGGTTAGTCAAAAAACAACAGACGATAGGGAGACGGACAGAAGAAAGCTCTTGGCTGGGTATCTGTACGACTGCTCGAAAATGATGTACGGAAGCGTTGCTGTCGGTGGTCTGTCTCCTCTACTAACTGGTGACCCATTGCAGGCGGTTCATCAAGTCTGCTTGGTGTCGGGTGTGGCTTGTGGCGCATCACTTGCGTACCTTGCAAATTATATAATGAAATTTAAAAAATAAAGATTATGGATGCATTCTTGTTATTTAACGTGATGGCATTGGGAATGACCATTGCATTCGGTATTTTCTTGAAATCAAAGAAAGGTCAGAAGTGGCTGCGTGAATTATAAGGTATGGTCAGTAAGTTAATTAAAGAGCACGACCGCAGGACGTTGCTTGCAACGTATCTGTATGGTGTCTCTAATCTGTTTATAAGCGGAACGGGCATTGGTGGGTTCTCACCATTGATTACTGGCGATGAGATAGGATTGTATAATATCCTTTTTATTGCCTTCGGTGTCATAGCGTCATTCGCCTTCGCTTATTTCGCTAATAATGTAATGAAGTATAATAATTCAAATGTTTAGATTATGGAACTAGCAACTTTATTTATGTTCATAGGTGCGGTTATCGGCACAGGTCTCGTGATTTGGTCTAAGACGAAATCGGGCGAGAAGTGGTTGCGTGAACTTTAGTTCTCGCTCCAGGTACAATATCAACTAAAATTCTAAGTAACGATGAAAGATGAGGATTTCATAGAGCGGAAGGAGAAGGTTCTTCTTGCCGCTCTCGGGAAAAGCTGGCTATGGAAAGCCAGCAGGTTGATAATAGGCATCATCCCTCCAGTGGGTGCGCTTGTAATGCTGGTTCACTGCACTCTGCTCTCGTTCGGCATTCGGGTAAAACTCACGGAGTGGATATTCGACTGCTCGTTCTTCGGCTTCATTGCCTGGATCATCGTCAGCCTTGCCTATGGCTTCTGCTGGGTGCATCGAGCGTTCGCTACATACGGAGTGCTGATTTCATTCTGCATCGACTTCCAGCGTTCTTTCGGGTTCGGTGTTTTTCGCCAGCCGCTGCAGCTGCTGATGGTCGCCCTAGGGCTGATGCTCTTCTTCGTCTTCATCAAGAAAAAGGCTTGGAATGAGTTCTACGACAGAAATATAAATCATTTAAATAAATAGCGTATGGGAAGTTTCATAAATGGACTGGCAAAGGGTTTCGTTCGCTCTGCTGTCAATCAGGTAGGAAGGGATGCTGGTCGTGTTGTCAGCAATAACATCTATGGCGATGCTCACTCTATACCGCACCGCAATGTTTCCGCTGGTGGTGCTGGTCGTGTTTCTAGCGTTGGAAAGGTAGAGGATGAGGGAATCCAGCCGATAGTCCCTTCTGTTGGTGCTGCTTGGTTTTGGGGTTTCGTTGGTTTCGTGTTTAGTATCATCGGTGGAGTTGTCTTGCTGATTGTTGGCTACAGAAAGCTGAAAAATAAACATACCGCCTACGGCTGGCAGTATACATCGCAGGCGGTCTGTGTCGCTGATGGTCGCTACAAGGGAGGGGAACGATACGATGGACATCAAATGTCTAGGCGTAAGGTAGAGATTGGAGCTGATGATTACACTATAGCAAGAAACGAGAAAATAGCAAAGATTTATCTATACTTTGGTTTCGCTGCTATTCTCGGATATATCTTTGTAATGTTAGTTATGCCGAATGTGCCGAATTGATTACCTTCTCGCATACGAGAAATATTTGCCAGTGCTCACTCCTTCCGAGGTGGACCTGCTACTGGCTTCTCGCCCCTCGCTGGCTCAGTTGCAAGACTGGTCGCAAAGATTGAATAAGCATCGGGCAAGGCTGGAAAACATTTTCAGTCGTGCCTACAAAAAGATAAAATAATATGGAAGATAAAAATCTGATGTCCGCTGATGTGGATATAGTCGTTCGCTTCTTCTCTGCCATCGACCGCCTGAAGGCTGATGGTTGCATTGGCGGTCTGAAGACAATAACCGACCGGTATGGTATCAACCGCTGGAACATCATGTCCCTGCGAGAAAAGCCTGCCGAGTACTACGGTCGCTTTCGTCCGTCTTGGGTTCAGTTCCTGGTACGTGATTACCACATCAACCCATACTGGCTGCTCCTTGGCTCTGGGGAGTTCTATGCGACTGGCTTCACGTCTGAAATCGTGAAAAACTTGAATAAAAACTGCACAAGAAAAAAGCAGCCTGCATAAGTTTTTAGTTTTCAATTATTTAGAACATACGTTATGATTTTAAGTACAACTTTACTGTGTTTCTCAGTGTTTAAAGGGGTTCTCTGATGCTCTGATAACTTGAAAATGCCGCAATCATGCACCATGTTGCACAATTGCGGCTCTTAACGCTGAAAATAAACTGAACAAAAACTGCACGGAATTATGGCAACACTTAGACTATATTTAGATACAAGGGTAAAAAGGCAGGATGGTACGTTTTCCATCCGGCTTGCCGTTAACCATCACGGTGGGACCGCCTTCATATCCCTAAATCAATACTGCAAGAAAGACGAGTGGGATAAAAGGGCTTGCAAGGTGCGCAAGCGTCCGGATCGTGATGCTATCAACGACTTCCTTCTTGACCGTCTGAATTTTTATAATAGAATGATGATGAAGGCTCAATGCAGGGATTCTTACCGTGGCGACATTACGGCTAGGGAACTCCGGGACTTAATCATGCTTGAAGCCGAGCCTGCAAGAGAGAAAGTCGCCCTGCTTCGTGATGGCTTCATTGCCTACGAGGGCAGGAATCTGAAAAAGAACACGATAAACAGATATAAATATACTTGGGCAAAGATTGAAGCTTTCCTTGGGAAGGAAAAAGCGGCTCTGCTTACATACGATGAGATTAACCGCTCTTGGCTTGAAGACTTCGATGCGTTCATGGCAAAGGAAGGCTTGTCTAGGAATACCAGAGCCAGCAGGATGCTCTGTGTCGCTGCTGTCTTCAACCTTGCGATAGATAATGAGCAGACGAAAAACTACCCTTTCCGCAGGTACAGTCTACGGCTTGAGACAACGAAAAAGCGAAATTTGTCGGTTGAGGAAATCCGCTCTATCTTCGAAGCTGGTGGTGATGAGCTGGTCGATATGTTCCTGCTTATGTTCCTGCTGATTGGTATCAATGTGAGTGACTTGTTCGCCTTGACAAAGGAGAATATCGTCCGTGGTAGACTGGAATACGACCGGGCTAAGACTGGTAGGCATTACTCCATCCTTCTTCATCCAGAAGCTCTCCGAATCATCGAGAAGTACAAAGGGGAAAAGAAGCTGCTTCGTTTCTCGGAGCATTTCAGAAACGTTGATGTTGCAACGGTAATGATTAACAAGAAACTCGCAAAGGTGCGCCCAGGGCTTACTACGTACTACGCTCGCCATACGTGGGCATCTATAGCCTTCAATCTTGGAATTCAAAAGGACGTGGTGTCGCTTGCGCTGGGTCACTCGTTCGGTGTCCGGGTAACTGATACCTACATCAATGCAGACCTATCGAGAGTAGATGAAGCAAACCGCAGGGTTATTGATTACGTGCTATACAACAAAAAATAGCCTTATTTCTTGCGAATTTGCCGCAGAAACGGCTCAAATTGTTTTTGGGGATAGTTTTACGTGCTTACCACGTAAACGCCACAAAACGCAAATTTCGGGGTAAATCGGGAAAAGAGCACAAAAATACCCCAGCGGTGAAAAAGTCGAGCCGCTGGGGTAATAAGTGGAGACCACTTTAAACATTCAGTGATGCAAAGGTACGCTTTTCCTTTGAAACCACCAAATTATTTACCCAAAAATTTCTTTCTCAACAAATCATTGATAAATCGTGACTTGTTGGGCAATGCGTTGAGGAAAGGCAGCAGGTCGTTGTCTATCTGTATTCCAACTAGCTTGACCGTTGCTCCAGCACCCTTCTTCGTTCTCTTGATGTTTCTTCTATTATTCTCCATATCCGCCATTTTTTACTGGTTCTCCATTTACTCGCAAGAGGTTGCGCTGCTCGACGCTGCACTTCTTCGGGTGCTTGCGTGGAGTTCCATCCTTCTTGCAGGTCTCGCCTTGATATACCAGGCAAGGCAAGGAGTTATAATCGTAGCCTCTACGTGAAATACCCCAACCTTCAACCCTTATCGTGTCGAAGCAGTCGCTGATATAATCGCCAACCTTAACCGGGTTGTGCTCCGTGGCAAATTCCTTTGCCAGCATTCTTCTTTCATTCTCTGCCTTCACCTTGATTCTGTGCAGGGCTTCTCTGTACTCTTGTTCTGTAATTGTCTTCTGTCTTTTTTAATTGTCTGTCCAACTTCGTTTTCATTCGGTTCATCTTGTGCTCAAGCTTGCCAATCTGCTTGTACGATAACCACTCCGGCTTGATGTTCAACTCCAGCCAGTACTGGCGCATTTCCTTGCAGTGTCTGGCGATACTCGGGAAATAGAGGTGTCGCCAGTATGGGTAGCGAAGGAAGTACTTGCAATCGGATAGCATTTCGGATAGCACCATGTATTTATGCTTTTGCCCTTCTCCAAGACTGACAAGCCTTCCGTTGTCCCCGATCCACAGCATTGCGCCCTCTCCCTTCCATTCGAAATCGAAAGCCTTGCTTACCGGATAATAATAGCCATCGAGCACCGTGCCTTCCTTAAGGTCTCGCCCAATCTCTCGCAGGCAGGTTCTTCCCCAGCTGGTCGTTACCTCGACCACTGCTTGTGCTGGTATCTTGTCGTATTCCTTCATATCTTGATATATTGTGCAGGGCTTGCGCCCTGCTGATTAATACTTTTCAATCCAATACTCTGTTGTACAATTCACTCCTAAGCATGCAAATTCAGACTTAAAATAACCTTGACGTACCCAGTGTGGATAAAAATTATAGGTTTTTTTATATTCCCTAAACAAGCCGTTCAAGAATTGCTCTGCCTTGTCCTTGCGTGTAAAGTTTGCCAACTCCTCGATTTCCTCGCCTTCAACCTGTTTCTTGATGTAATATTTTGCTCTTGCCATGGTCTTAATCTCCTATAATTACTTAGCATACAATGTTACAACCAATCCTCTTCTGAGTGCGCAGCGGCAAGCGTCCATACCAGCCTTCAATGCTCGCTTGATGAACTTGCTGAAGAGTTCTGCACCGATGAGCTTCAAGATTCCGCTTACTCCTACGAGTGTGTTTATCTTCTTGCCATCCTCTGTGCGTCCGAAGACCTTAATGCGAAAGTTTGAGTTGATGAACTTTGTTGAGAACTCTAAAATGTTTGAATTTGACTTTTTCATTTTTCTTTGGCTTAACCGTGTTGCCTAGGGCTGAAAGTTACCGAATGTCTTAAAGTGCTTACCTCCTAAACACACTGCAAAGATATTAATATTTTTTGGTTCCACCAAAACTTTTCCCGAAAGATATTAATATTTTAACTTTTATTAGCTGTTTATGCCGTAAGCACTGATATTTTCGGTCGTTTTCGGGTTGTTTTCCGCACAAAAAAGGGCAGAAAAACGCTCTCCTGCGCTTCCTGCCCTTTTAAAGATTGATATTATGATTGAACCTATTGAACCCTCTTCTTGATACGCTCCTTTATCCAGCAAACCGCAAAGATTGCCAGGAATAGTAATACGCAATCGCCAGCGAATAATCTTATCTTGTGCCATGTGCTCACTGGCTTCTCTACCTCCTTGGTCTTGTATCGGTTCACGTAATACTTGACCTTTACGGTGTCAGTCACGAGAACATAGGTATCGCCTACGATGGTGTCTGTCTTGGTCGTTGTCTTCCATCTGGTGGTCGTAAGATTGTGCCACCGCTCCTTGATTACGGTGTCGCCCTTGATGTACACCAGCACGCTGTCATGCTTGAATATGCTGTCCTGCTGCCGGGTGTCCTGCCAGTGGATCTGTCGCTGGTTCACGCTGTCACGTCTTACGCTGGTGTGTGCGCTGTCGTGATAGACTGTGTTATTCGTGGCTGATTTAGCGCAGGAACAGCCAAAAATCAAAAGTGGGGTAATTATAAGCATGGCGAGAAATAACGCCACAGAACGCAAATTTCGCCCTTTTCTTGGATTCTCCATACTTTATAAACTTTAGATTAATATGCTTATTACGCAAGCACCTTGATATTCAAAGCTTCCTTGGCTCGCTTCAAATACTTCTCGCAGGCTGCCAGTCCATTGTACCCACCATTGATGCGCTTGCGGATAGCCTTCAAGTTGTCTTGGTCTGCCAACTCATTGCAGCCGAAAGTGTCGAATACCCACATCGAGGATTTCGTTGCTCCCAGAGAACGCTCCAGGAGTTCGGGACTGCCCACAACATCGAAGCCGCAATAATTGGCATATTTCCGGTAGTTGGCTCGCCCGGTAATCTGTATCAATCCCCTGCCCTTGTACTTCACGCCATCGCCCTGCTGGGTGTTGCCTAGGTCTTTCCTGCCCTCGTAGGCTCTGCCGCTTGCCAGTTCCTTGGTGTATCTCAACTCTCCGCTTTCGTGGGCAATCTGTGCGAGATAGTGCGCCATCCTTAGTGGGGTATTGATGTGGAAATGCTCTGCCCATCCGTTGATGATTGGAAGGTAGGTGTCTGCCCTGCTGCCTGCATTCGGCATTACCTTTATAAGTTGCGCTCTAGTTATCCTCATTATCTCCTCCTTTCTTCCGCTCTTCCTTCATTATCTCGACAACCGCCTTCGCAATTTCGTCCTTGTTCTCGAGGATTACCTGCATCGTGCGGTCTTGCTTGCGTATCTCTGCCTTCTCGTATGCCTTCTCCCGGATGCTCTTAAACTCGCACATAAGCAGATACACCGTCCATGCGATAGCGAACATAGGGAAGGGGGAGATAATACATGTAGCCACGTCCATAAGCGAAGCAATACCGAATGTCGGGAAATACTTCTTCGCCTTGTCGCACGTCTTCTTCAATCCGGTTGACGTTCTTGCAACATGCAGTTCCTTCGCCTTCCGAATGCCTGCTATCAGGTCAATTGTCATCGCTATCAGAATTGTAGCGAAACAGATAAAAATTACTAGGGCGCACAAATAAAGGTGGTGCACCTGAAAATCGTGAAATACTTCGCTCATATCAATTTATTTTTTTTGGTTATTCCAATTTCTCCCAGTCGATGGTAACGCCCTTCCCGATGATGTCTGCTGTCCACCTGCAGAATGCCATACCCTCGTATCCGTCAGGATCACTGGCTACGGCAAT